CACTTGGTCCAGTGGGACCTGTCGCACCTTGTGGGCCTGTTGCACCTGTTGAGCCAGTAGCACCCGTTGGACCTGTTGCGCCTGTTGCGCCTTGTGTTCCTTGAGGACCCGTTGCGCCCGTAGCACCCTGAGGTCCAGTTGGCCCTGTGGGTCCGGTTACACCAGTTGCGCCTGTCGGGCCAGTGGGTCCCGTTGCGCCAGTCAATCCTGTGTCGCCCTGAGGTCCCGTCGGTCCGGTAGCGCCAATTGCACCAGTTGGACCAGTTGGGCCTATGTCACCAGTTGCGCCTGTCGGGCCAATAGCACCTGTCTCGCCCTGTGCGCCAGTTGGTCCAGTTGGGCCAATCTCTCCTTGTGGTCCAGTTGCGCCCGTGGGTCCAACTTCGCCTGTTGCACCAGTAGGTCCAGTAGGACCTGTTGCGCCAGTGTCGCCTTGTATGCCTTGCGGTCCAGTTGGTCCTGTGGGGCCTGTCTCGCCCTGAGGGCCAGTTGCGCCAGTTTCTCCGGTAGCACCTGTGGGACCTGTTGCGCCAACTGCACCAGTTTCACCCTGGGGTCCGGTCGCGCCAGTAGGACCGATGTCGCCTTGGTTGCCTTGAGGACCAGTTGGTCCAGTGGCTCCCGTTGGTCCAGTTGCACCAGCTTCGCCTGTTGCACCCGTGGGTCCAGTTGGGCCGACTTCACCTTGAGCTCCAGTTGGGCCAGTAGGGCCGACTTCACCTTGGGGACCAGTAGCCCCTGTCAGGCCAGTTTCACCTTGCGGTCCAGTGGGTCCGATTTCACCTTGCGGTCCAATCGGGCCAGTCGGGCCGATTGCGCCTTGCTCACCCTGGGGACCTGTGGGACCCGTAGCGCCCTGTGCGCCAGAAGGTCCCGTTTCACCAGTCGGACCCGTAGCACCAACAACACCCTGTTCACCCTGAGGGCCAGTTGGGCCTGTTGCACCTTGAGGTCCCGTGGGACCTGTCGCACCCTGAGGTCCCGTCGCTCCGACTGCACCTTGCGGTCCTGTCGGTCCTGTCGCTCCGACAGGCCCACTTGGACCAGTAGCGCCAGCAGGGCCAACCTCACCCTGTGGACCTTGAGCAGCGGCAGATGAGACAACAATGCGGTCACCGTCATCTTGCACGGTAACTTTGGTCTGCTCTGGGTAATTGATAGCAATACCCATCAGCGCGTCACCTCAGGTGTGACAATCAGCGTTCCCTCAATAAGTCGAGTCACTTCATTGGAAGCACTAACCAATTCAAGGTCGTAGACATATTGCGCTGCTGGAATGTTCGCCGTTGTTCCGGCAGGAACACTTATGGTTACTTCACCTGTCGTGCCGCCAAGTATGATTCCCGACCCATCTGCAATGTCAAGAACGGCATTTGCAGCATCGTAACTTGTGCGCGCTTGCATACGCGCGTCATAGTTTGTCAAGTCAATAGGCTGACCTTCAGCGTTTTGATAGGTCATTGACACGTTCCAGGTGGCGCCCTGGCTCAACGTCAAGTTCAGAATCCCAGGCGCAACACTCATCGTGACTCCAAGTTTTCGTCAAGATTGCGCACAGGGTAAGCAGCAGTCGGGTCCATGGCATCAAAGTTGCTGGCGGCTTGCAGCTGCACAGTGGGCAAGCCAGTGTGCTCAATCTCCGGCAGGCCAACGATGCCCAGCACATCCTCAGGCTTGAAGCCAACCTGGATCAACCGCACTGCGTTCATCACGCGCTTATCAACCTCAACCAAGTTGGCAGCGGTAACGTTCACGTTAGCCAGCGGCACACGGTGTTCATCGCCACCATCAACAGGGGCCAAGTCCTCAAGGCGTCGCACATCATTGATGCTGAACGCGCCCATTTGGACGGCGGTGCTGTAACCGCCCATGCGCGTCTGGAAGTCGCCACGCAGCAAGCCGTCAAGGTTGATGCGGTAGAAAGCGTCGCCAGGCAGCAGCGATGTCAGTGCAGTCTCAATCTTGGAGATGTAAGGCCGCAGCGTGTATTGGCTGAACTGGATAGCGTTCTGCTCAACTGATGCGTAGGACATCGCGCCAGGGGTAGTCACCTGGAGCATGTGCGGTGGAATACGGAAGATGCGCGCCACTTCCTCAACCGCAAATTGGCGAGACTCAAGCATTTGAGCCTCATCAGGATTCACACCAGTCTTGACAAACTTAGAACCGCCACCGAGCACGCCGACGCGGTGCGACTTGTCCACGCCTCGATGCGTTGCCTCAAACGTGGTCTTGAGTTCAAGAGCCTGCTCACGACCGATCATGGCTGGCGTTTCAATGATGCCGCTAGTGACAGAGCCTTGACCAAAGAACCGCGCGGCAAACTCAGTCAAAGCTTGCGCCATGCCAAGCGTGTCTTTCAGTTCCTCAATGCGGCTGATGCCACGCAGCGAGCCAGGCTTCTTCAGCTCTGTGATGTGCAGCATGTCTTGGCGGTCAATGATCGTGCGGTTGTTGTGCAAGTATTCAATGAAGCCTTCGCGGTTGCGGCGCACTTCCACCATCGTGGGATCAAGAACCACAAGCGCGGTCGGCAAGCCGCTATTGGGGCCGGACGTTGCGCGATAGACGCGCACAAAGGCATTGCCGTCGAGCAGCAAAGACACCATGATCTGCTGCAAGAACTCGTCTTTGCTGGTTCCAATGTCAGGCTGGTAGACCCACTCAGGGCGAGGACGATAGGGGACGCGCTGACCATCAATACGCACAAACGTGTCCACAGGCAGGGTGCTGATGGTGTCTGACAGCAACCGCACAGCGGCATACACCGCCGACACCTTAAGCGCCTTGGTCTGATCCATCGGCACACCACTAGGTGTCAGGTATGACCAGTCAGCGCCAGAGGCAAACAGCGATTGATACGAGACTGCGCGTGCCTCGGACCCAAGACCCAACAAACGACCAAGCATCAGCGGCCCTTCCCGACTGACTCAACAGCCAGACCCAGCACCGTCAGCGCGATACCGCCCACGATGAAACCTGCCGCAGGTGCAATGAGGGCGGCTCCGGTGACAACACACACCAGGCCGAAAACTTGCAGCAAGCCGCCCATGGAAACTCCTAAGCAATAAAGAATGGTTCAGCCTGTGTCGGCTGTTCTTGGTAATTCATGGCGCGCTCTAATGCCATGATGGAAGCCACGGCAGCATCAATCTTGCGTGGACTGGATTTGGTTTCTTTGTAGATCCGCACGCCTCGTGCATCAGACTTGAGCACGGCATTACTAACGTGCCGCGTTAGTACCGCATCACTGCTGTGCGACATTTGACGCTCAAGCACCATGGTGGTGAAGCGCTGCGTGGCGGGTGTCATGCGCGCTGCTGACTGAGGGAACTCTGTGACAGGCAAACCCTCGGCAGCCAGGATCTCCAATGACCTAGCCCACAGGTGAGGGTCAGCGGTGATCTCGACAACCTGCCAACGTAGGCACGCTGTCCTAATGGCTTCCTCAACGTCAAGAATTGGCACGGTCCACTCAGTGTCACCAGGTGGACGCTCCCACGCGCCAGCGATCTGCAAGTGTGGAAAGTGCTCAACCGATACAGCCGCAATCACTGTTGAGTCACGAGAGTATGAACCGTCAAGGGCCAGGACTACGCGCGTGCCGTCAGGTATCTCACGAGACTGCGCGCACTCATCCCATGCCAACTGCGGCAACCATTGACCCTGAATAGATACAGGGCGGTTGAACCAGTAGCGCTCCCACTCGGCAGGCGAGGTCTGTGGATCGTCGTAGGAATCGGCAATCGCAGCAAGGTCAAGCCAGTCTGACGCTGGGCCATACACCTCTTGCAAGCCTGCAACGCGGTCACGCTTCTTGGTTGCGTCCCACTTAGGTGAAGCCTGGCGATGATCGAACAAAAGGCCAGCGTCAGCGGTCCGGCCCTCAATGACTGCCTTGGCGTATTCGTGCGTTCCCTCGGCAACAGAGCCTTCGCCAGGCGCGTACATCGTCGTGGTTTCTAGCGCCCAGCCGGATGCGATCTTGCGCTTGAGCAAGTTACGCAGCACGACTTGGTGCAGACGCTTCA